AAAGCGTGATGGTTCTGGTAATTTTGCTGCTGGAACAATTACAGCAAATCTATCTGGTAACGTAACTGGTACAGTATCCGATATTTCAAACCACGATACAGATGACCTAGACGAAGGAACAACAAACAAGTACTTTACTGATGCTCGTGCTAAGACATCAGCAGCTGAGTTGCTTACAGGTGCAACACTAACAAACATTACTATTACTGGTACTGGATCTGGTCTCACAATTACAGCAGAAAATGGCGTAGACGACTCTACAACAGACAACCTTGATGAAGGAACAACAAACCTTTATTACACAAACCAGAGAGTTGATGACTACATCAATGCATCTATTGACACTGATGACATTTCTGAGGGTATTGCAAACAAGTACTTTACACAAGGACGAGTTCACGATGCTTTATCTGCTGGAGATGGTCTAGACTATAACTCCACAACTGGTGAATTCTCTGCAGATCTTGGATACGGTCTACAGTTTGATGGCTCTGGACAGATTGAGGTTGATAGTTCAGTAATTGCAACTGACCAAAATCTGTCTGACGCAATTGATGCTCACAATGTATCTTCTGGAGTTCACGGAGTAACTGGAGATGTTGTTGGTACAACAGATTCTCAGACTCTGTCAAACAAGACTCTCGGATCTAACCTAGATGCTGGAACACACAGAATTACAAATCTTAGCGACCCATCAAGCTCATCTGATGCAGCCACCAAGGCATATGTTGATTCATATGCTGAGGGCCTTCACATTCACGCATCAGCAGTTGCTGCTACCACAACAAACATTAGCATAGCTAATGACCTTATGGTTGGAGACACTATTGATGGCGTTAACCTTGCATCTGGAAACCGTGTTCTTGTAAAGAACCAGACCAATGCTGCAGAAAATGGTATTTATGAGGTTCAGCCATCTGGATCTGCTATTCGTGCAGCAGACTTTGATGCACCTGCAGAAGTAGACGGTGGTGACTTTATCTTCGTAACTGGAGGTAACGCTAACGACAACACTGGTTGGGTACAGACATCTACAGGCGTAGTTACAATTGGAACTGACCCAATTACCTTTACTCAGTTCTCTGGTGCTGGCACATACCTTGCTGGAAATGGTCTAGACCTTGATGGCAACACATTTGAAATTGATGAAACCGTTGTTGCTACTAGAACATGGGTTGGGGAAGAGCTAGACGCACACGTTGACCTAGAAAGCGGTGTGCACGGTGTAACTGGTGATGTTGTCGGTACAAGCGATACTCAGACTCTTACCAATAAGACTCTTGGTTCTGGAACAGTGCTTGGTGCAAACCTTGATGCAACCAACACATACAAGGTTACAAACCTTGTAGACCCAACATCAAACCAGGATGCAGCAACCAAGAAGTATGTTGATGATGAAGTTTCTGATGTTGCTGGAGATTTAACCACACACCAGAATGCTACAACTGGTGTTCACGGTGTAACTGGAAACATTGTAGGAACCTCTGATAGCCAGACTCTAACAAACAAGACAATTGATGGATCTAGCAATACACTTTCAAACATTGCAAATGCATCTCTTGTAAATGATTCCGTTACAGTAAATGGCAATGAGGTTGAACTTGGCTCAAGCATCACTCTTGATACTGACGATGTTGCAGAGGGTACTACAAACAAGTACTTCACTGACAACCGTGCCAAGGATGCAGCAGGATACTTGCTAGAAAATGCATCACAGACAAATATTGCAATTGTTTATGATGAAGCAAACCGCACATTATCTGTTACAGCAGAGAATGGTGTTGCAGATTCAGACACTGACGATCTAGCTGAAGGTACAAGCAACCTTTACTTTACTGATCAGAGGGCTATTGATGCTTTAGAGGGAGTTACACCAAACTTCCCAGCAGTAGAGATTGACTCTGTTGCAAAGCAGGTGGCTGCAGAAGCTTCTGTCCCAACTGCAAGCACAAGCACTGCAGTTTCATGGGCTAAGGCAGACTACAGATCAGCTGAATTTCTTGTGAAGTTTGCTGCTGGTTCGCACACAGAAGTTGCAAAGGTACTTCTAACAATGGACACTTCTGACAATATTGCTATTACAGAATATGCAATTGTCGGAACCAATGGAGACCTTGGATCAATTTCTGCAGATGTAAACGGAAATGATGTAAGACTACGTGTTACAACTGTAAACAACAACTCAACAGTTGCTGTAGTTGGAACACTACTGAAGTAAAAATAAAATATAGATAACAGGAGAGTGGTAGATCTTGGCTACAACAGACAAGGACTTTAAAGTCAAAAATGGCTTGCAGGTTGCAAGCGGTGGTACTTTTGGTGGTGCAGTAACGATTGGTGCACCAACACTAGCAGACCACGCCGTAACAAAGTCTTATGTCGATGCTCTAGTTGGCGGTATGCCAGTTGGATCTACCCCTCCTGTTTCTCCAGACAATGGAGACATGTGGTTTGATACACTAACAGAAAGAGTTAACGTATACTATGGCGGTACCTGGTTAACCATAGCAGTAATTGATGACACTCTGAATATTCCACAACACATTCACGATACATCAATTGATGGAAATGGTTTAATCGTAACTACTTTTACAAGTGGTGGAAGCTTTAATGATCCACAGGGAGCACCAGTAGATGGTGGTGGACCAGACACAACTGTTTGGACACTAACACTTGATGGTGGAAGCCCTGTGGATAATTTTAATTAAAACAGCGGTATAATAAAGGAGTATGGGCAGAACCCATTAGGAGAAAAGTATAAATGGCAACTAGAATGCAGCAACGCAGAGGAACTGCGGCACAATGGACAGCAGCAGACCCAGTTTTGGGTGCTGGTGAAATAGGTTTTGAAACTGACACTGGTAAGTTTAAGATGGGTGATGGTACCAGCTCATGGACTGAGCTATACTACTTCCTAGACTCAAATGACCTTGACCTAGGTGGAAGCCTTGATGACTATATTCCTCTAACCCAAAAGGGTGCTAACAATGGTGTTGCCACACTTGACTCTACTGGAAAAGTTCCTCTTACTCAGCTAGGAAATATCATTGACGGTGCTCCAGAAACACTAAACACACTAAATGAGTTAGCTGCAGCCATCGGAGATAATCCTGAATTTGCAACAACCGTTTCGGCTATAAATTCAGCCGTATCTGGTCTAACTACTGATGTTTCAACTATTGATGGAACTGTTACCACATTAAGTTCTACTGTTAGTGGTCACACTACAGATATATCAACACTTACTTCAGACCTAGGTAACTTGGATACTCAGGTACAGGGTATTGCAACAGACTTAGGAACTGCAGAAACAGACATTGACAATCTTCAGTCTGATGTTTCTGGACTAGAAACAACCACGGGAAACCTTGAAACAAACAAGGCTCCAAAAGATAACCCAACATTTACTGGAACAGTAGTTCTTCCAAACACCACCTCTATTGGCGATGTAAGTTCAACAGAACTTGGATATCTTAATGGTGTTACATCAGATATTCAGACACAAATAGACGGAAAGCTTGCAACTTCTACAGCTTCTTCTACATATGCCCCACTTTCTGGTCCAACATTTACAGGCACAGTAACCCTTCCAAGCACAACAAGTATTGGCGATGTTAGTGCAACAGAACTGCAATATATTAATGGGGTCACATCTGCTATTCAGACACAGCTAGATGCTAAGGCTCCAACAGCTTCTCCAACCTTTACAGGAACTGTTTCTGGTATTACTGCAACAATGGTTGGACTTGGTAACGTAGATAATACATCCGATGCCAACAAGCCAGTTTCTACAGCTACTCAGACTGCTCTAGACGCAAAACTAAATCTTTCTGGTGGAACCCTGACAGGTGCACTAACCCTTTCTGGAGCACCTACATCAGACTTACATGCAGCAACAAAGCAGTATGTTGATGGTCTGGCAGCAGGAATTAATTTCCACCAGCCAGTAGTTGCAGCAACAGCTGGTAACCTTGCTGGTACATATAACAATGGAACTAATGGTGTGGGTGCAACCATTACAGCATCTGCAAATGGCTCAATTGGAACAATTGATGGCGTATCGGTTTCCGTTGGTAATAGAATTCTTCTTCGTGCACAAACAGACGCAAAAGAAAATGGTATTTATACCATAACTGCTGTTGGAAGTGCTGGAGCACCATGGGTTGTAACTCGTGCAACAGATGCAGACAATAGCCCTACAGGAGAGTTGGCAAATGGTGACTTTACATTCGTAACATCTGGTTCAACTAATGGCTCTAAGGGTTTCATTGTAAGCACAACTGGAACAATTACTATTGGAACAACTGAAGTAACCTACGCACAGTTTAATGCTTCAGAAGCAATTGTTGCTGGAACAAACATTGACAAAACTGGTGCAACAATTTCTGTTATATCTGCCCCAACATTCTCTGGATTGGTTACTGCTAGCTCAGGCGTTGCGTTTTCTGACGGAACTCAGACAAAGGAAGGTGTTCCATCACGTACAGCTATAACGCAGGTTGCTGCAGCATATAACCTATCTACTGGTGGTCTTTCTCTTAGAGACGGACTTATTGAAGTATCTCACACTGGTGGATCTGCAGTTGCAGTCACAATTCCAGCAGACTCTACTACAAACTTCCCAATTGGTACATCAATAGATGTTCTAAGAACAAATACTGGTGGTGTATCAATTGCTGGTGCTGCTGGCGTAACAGTTAACGCAACACCAGGCCTAAACCTCCGTGCTCAGTGGTCTTCTGTAACTCTCTTTAAGAGAGCTGCAAATACCTGGGTAGCATTTGGAGACCTTGCATCTTAATATTAAGGAGAAAATAGAACATGGCAGTAGGAAAAAGACCTGGTAGAAGGTCACAGGCATCAAATGACTTTCTAGAGCCAAAGGCACCAACAAGCGTATCTGCTACTGACGTTGGAACTGGCAGAGCGTTTAATGACGGTGCTGCCACAGTTACTTTTTCCTTGCCTGGCGATTCTCCAGCAGCTACTTCTTACACAGTAACAGCTACTGCTTCTGGTCAAACAACTAGAACAGCAACTGGAGCATCTTCTCCAATTACTGTAACAGGTCTTGCTTCTAACGTACAGTACTCTATTACAGTAACTGCTACTAATAATGCTGGTACTTCTGCTGCTTCTTCTGCTGCAACTGTAACTGCTACAACTGTACCAGCTGCTCCATCAGCCCCATCAGTTTCTTCTACTGTAGTAAACCAGGACTCTATTTCTTGGTCTCCTCCTAATAATGGTGGTAAGGCAATTACTGGATACCGTTGGGAAAGTAGCGATAATAAGTCTGCTAACGTTGCTGCTAACGTTACATCTGCTACAGTCACGCAAGAAGGTGGAACCTCTCAAACATATAAGGTTCGTGCAAGCAATGCTAATGGAGACGGTCAGTTTTCTGCTAACTCATCTAGCGTTACTACATTTAGCCCATTTTTCCCACCATTCTTCCCATTCTTCCCGCCGTTTTTCCCGCCATTCTTCCCATTCTTCCCATTCTTCCCACCATTCTTCCCATTCTTCCCGTTCTTCCCATTCTTCCCACCATTCTTCCCATTCTTCCCACCATTCTTCCCACCGTTCTTCCCAAGTTTCGCTGCTACCTGCTACTGCACCTGCTTTGGATATACCACAGCAATTAGCAGTTGCCCTGGCGGCTGCTGTGCCTTCTAATAGGTGCCATAGTCAGACTATGTTATAATTGATTTATGACATTAAATGATTGGCTAACAAAAGACAGATCCGAAACTGCAAATAATAGAATGCCAGACAGGCCAATGTATAATGGAATTACTGTATCTAATCCAGGATTAGGCATTAACTTATATAATCAGGCAATACCATTAGAGCTTTGTGGTGAAATTATAAATACTTTAGAGTCTAATCTAAATGGCTCAGGACCATTTAGATGGCAGGGTGCTAAAGTAACAGAAGCAGACGATGTATTGGAAACAGCAAGAAATTGCGTAGATTTTAAGGTAAGTAGCAAAAACTTAGGACAAAGAAATCAATACAACGCACCATTTTATGATATGCATCAAAAAGCATTTGATAGCATTAAGCCATTGACTGATGACTATGGCAGATACTGGGGTGTAGGCATTCAGTTTTTCGAGGCTTTTAATTTTGTTAAATATGAAGGTGCTGGAACACACTTTAAAATTCATGCTGACCATGGTCCAGCATATGTTACTACTGTTTCTGTTGTCGCATATTTAAATGATGAATATGAAGGCGGAGAAATTTACTTCCCACGTTTTGATTTAACTATTAAACCAAAGCCTGGAGATGTAGTAGTCTTTCCATCTACCTATATTTATGAACATGCCTCTAATGACATGATATCTGGAACAAAGTATTCTATAGTAATTATGACTGACTATAATGATCGTGGAAATCTTAGACAATTTAATTACCGCCAAGAAGATATGAATAAGTTAACGTATTAGGAGATACTGTGGGTGTACAAGAAGACATACAAAAGAGAATTAATGATTTTTATCAAATAGAAGAAATTACCTGGTCATCAATAGAAGATTTGGGAAGTGGTATTTTCTTATTTAGAGATGTTTTACCAGAATCAATGAATATTATTAGTAGGCTAGAGTCTGTATTGAATGATCCAAAAAATCACTATAACTACGCAGAGGCCATGGTTGGATATGGTATGAAAATGCCAGAATATCGTGACTGCTATGATTTTAAATATAAGAAAACTGATATTCAGTATGATAAAAGCGAAGCCTCTTTAAAGCTTCAAGAATTATGGGATGATGTCTACTTTAGACAGCTACAGGCTGTAAAACATTATTGCAAGGTTCACAATATTGGAGAACTCAGATATTGGGAAGCTATGAATTATGTTAAGTATGGCCCAGGACAGCATTTTCAAGAACACTCCGATAATGGCTTTTCTTATAATTGCGTTGTATCTCTAGTTGCATATCCAAATGATGATTACGAAGGTGGGGAGCTTTATTTTAGGTTACAAAATCTAAACATTAAGCCAAAAGCTGGTGACCTATTTATTTTCCCATCTAATTTTATGTATCCACATCGTGCTATGCCAGTTCATAGTGGAACAAAATATTCAATCGTAACAATGCTAGACTATTCTGATAAGTATCATCGTCCAGAATTTTATCAAGAGACGGGTTATTAATGCCTAATGTTACTGTTTACACCTCTGGAAATTATTCTTCAATAGATCAATTACCAATGCACCGTGATTGGATGGATATAACTTTTGATAGACACGCATATCAATGTTTTCCAGTATCATTATCAAATAGGTTGGGTTGGGGCATATCATATCCAGAAGATATTACTTTTATTTGGGATGGCATTAATGATTCAACTGCAGATCATGTAAAAATTCTTTCTGGCTCTAAATATGCTCATCCAAATCGTGGAAATAGAACAATTAGTTTTTATACAGATCTAACTTTTGTCGAAGAAAACGGTAAAAATTTAAGTCTTTTAACAATGCCAGTTCCTAATCAATTTATTCGTGGTGCTCAGTGTATGTCTACAGTAATTAGCAGCTCTGTGTTAGCAAGTGATTTACCAATAGCGTGGATGATAACTGAGCCAAATATTGAAATAACGATTCCAGCAGGAACTCCAGTAGCAGCAATTTTGCCATTGTCATTAACAGATATTCAATCATATGAGCTAGAGATTCGTAATGGCAGGCCAGATTATGAAGATAGTAATTGGAATAACAGAATGCGTGAGCGTGGAGAAGCAAGCCAAAAACTAAATTCCAAAGGAGAGTGGACCCACTTTTATAGAGACGCTGTTGATCATAATGGAGATTCAATAGGATATCACGAAGCTAAAAAAATTGTAATGAAGGTAATAAATAATGCCAAAAATTAAATTTATTTCAAATAGGCCATGGCTATCTAAAAATGATCACTCAACTCCAGAGCCAGTGTCCAAAAGTTTGCCAGAATGGTATAAGTCAGCAGATAGATATGCAAAAATGCCAAATGGAGATTATTGGATTGGACCAGATAAGGGAAAGATTCCAACCTGGAAAGCTTGCCCAGCAATATACGATATTTTTATAAGTGGTTATGTGTATAAAACGCCATGCGATATTGAGTTCTTTCTTGATCAAAATAATGAAATTTCTGCAAAGGTATCAGATCCAAGATATGCAGATTTTATTCAGTTTAGAACACCAATGCCACAATTTGAGCATCCAAAGGGATATTACAAAAAACATTTTGCATGGTATCCAGATTGGGCAGTAGCAACACCAGCTGGATATAGTGTTTTATATGCTCAACCATTTCAAAGATTTGACTTACCATTTTTAACTACTAGCGGTATTGTAGATAATGATAAGGTTAATCTACCAGGAACATTTCCATTTTTTATTCAAGAAGGCTGGACTGGAACCCTGCCTGCAGGAACACCATATGCACAGATGATACCCTTTAAACGTGAAGACTGGGAATCAGAATATGAACTTGATCATTCTATGCAATCCTTAATGAAGAAAAATATGGAAAATTCAAAAAAATATAGGGTTCCAAATGGCGGTGTATACTTAAATGAAGTTTGGGAAAGGAGAAAATATGACTGAAAAAGAGATTGTGTCAGAAAGCTTAGCTAATAAAAATTCTGTTGATAGGGTTTCTATTACTCCATCTGGATTTTTTGGATCATCCCCAGATAATATTGTTACTTTAGAAAACTTTATGACAAATGAAGAGTTGGTATATTTAAATAATTTTATTAGGAATAATACTGAGTGGGATGTTACAGAAACTCATTATAATGAAAATGGCACTATAATTTATGACTCTGGATATTGGGATAATCGTGTAGCAACATATCCAACTATTCAAAAAACAGATCCAAAAGTTCCAGAAATTATTGAAGGAATGGTTGCAAGATTAAAAATTGAAGTAGATAAATTTTTTGGTGTAGATGCCCTTCCAACAAGTCCAGCAATGGTAAGATGGTTGCCAGGACAGCTACAAATGCCACATGCAGACAAAGAGCTTCACACTGGACCAGATGCTGGGAAACCAAACGATTTTCCATATTATGACATAGCTGGATTATTTTATATAAATGACGACTATGAGGGCGGAGAGTTGTATTTTCCTAACCAAGAAATTCAGTTTAAACCAAAAAAGGGTGCTGCATACTTTTTCCCAGGAGATATGAATTATATCCATGGAGTAACTCCCATTATTTCTGGAATTAGATATACTGTTCCATTTTTTTGGACTATTTTATCTCATAATGATAAATAATGAATTATGGTATAATTTAAACGGAGGAATCAAATGAATAAAGAAATTTTGCATGACAGGGTATTTTACTATACAAATGTAATAGAAGATCCAGCAGGCCTAGTAAAAGAGCTAGAAGAGATATCTGACTGGGGAGAGTGGGCTGCTTGTAGCGGTGAGCATTATGTTTATGGAACAGACAAGACGATTATTCCTTCATCTGGAACTATGTTTGACGGTGCTGCAGTAAATGATAAAATCTATAACATTATTAATGATGCATTTCAGGCAGCAGCAAGAGATTATGCAGAAGCCCATGGGAATTTTGATGATCCAAAGCTATTTCCAGCTATGCCAGTTAAAAAGTATATGGCAGGCACATCAATGGGGGCACACTTTGATCAGCAAGAAGGCGATGAAAGATTAAAATATTCTCTAGTCATGTATCTTAATGACGATTACGAAGGTGGAGAACTTTCTTTTACTATTAGAGATCCAAATGGTGCAATAACTGGCGGTACTCCAGATTCAGATTTTTCTTTAGCAGATCCATCTAGTTATACTTTTGCTATAAAACCGAAAGCTGGTAGCATTATTATATTCCCGCCATCACCACCATATCATCACACGGCCCATTTAGTTAAAAGTGGGTATAAGTATATGATTCCTCAGCACTGGATCCACTAACTATTGATAGGAAAGTCTATGGTAAATTTAGAAAATAAAATTAGGTTAAACAAAGACCTTGTAATTTATGAAAATTTTTTGACATCAGAGGAGTGCTCCAAGATTATAGCAGTTTTGGATAAGTCTGCAAAAAATGGATCAATGGCTTGGATGCCAATTTCTTTCTATGAGTCATATTCTTCTGTTTTACCACAAGACGGTGACAAAGAAATTATAGAAGAAAAGTTACCAGAAAATATTTTTTCAAAAATTAAAGAAGGTTTTATTAATGCTGTTGCATCTGTTCACGACATAGATCCTAAAATGGTTGTTCAAATAGGATATCATACACAAAAGTGGGAGCCAGGGGCATATGCAAGAATACATTCAGACAATACAGATGAGCATGGAAATAGTGGGCCATTTACAAGAAGTAGATATGCTGCATTTCTTTATCTAAATGATGATTTTACTGGGGGACTTTTAAGGTTTCCCAAACAAGATATTGAGATAGCACCAAAGACTGGGATGCTTGCTGCATTTGATGGCGGTTTTGAAAATATGCATGAAGTAACGTTAATTGAGTCTGGTGTTAGATATACAATAGGTTCATTCTGGGATGATAGGGAAGAAGATGCTTATCCACAAGAAGTCAGAGATGCTTGGGCAGAAGAGATGCAAAAAATTAGGGAAAAACAAGAAGTAGAGCGACAAGAATGGCAAAATCTACTAAAAGAAGGATACAAGCTTGACCTAGCTGGAAATAAGTATAAAATAGGAGAGCCTGATAGTGATAGATAAACTGAGAAAAATATTAAAAGACAGAGGATTTGTTTTTGAAGAAGTAACAGACGAGCTAACATCCATAGAAAATTTTCTAACAGACGATGAATTAGAATTTCTCCTTGAAAAAATAAACCAAGCCTCTCAGGCTGACTGGGAAATAGAATATATGTCTAATCTAAAAAATTTTTGTATGGAAAAATTTGGTAGAGATGATGTAGATAATCTTGTTGCCGAAGGTAAGTTTGAAATTACTCAAAACTGGGTAGACAAAAATCTAAATGTATCTCAATATCCAGAGTATAGAGTTTTTTATGAAAGAATGGCATCAATGGTATCTGAGGCTGATGACTCATTAATGCTTAGTGGTTTTGCAACAATTCAAAGAATGCAACCAGGCGTAGAGCTAAAGTCTCATACAGACCAGCATACAGACCCATCTATAAAGTATGCAACTATAATTTATATCAATGATGACTATAAAGATGGAGAACTGTTTTTTGAAAATATTAATCTAAAACTAAGGCCAAAGCCAAAAACTCTTTTAATTTTTCCAGGCAATGAAAAATATGAGCATGGAGTAGAGTTTGTTGGAGAGGGGCCTATTAGATATGTTTTGGTTGGCTTTATAAAAGAAAAAGATCATTATATTCATAACAGGTATTAGACTAAAAGGAATGCTATATGCAAAAGTTTGATATTAAAAAAATACATAACACTATTTGGGTTTTTAAAAAAGCAATACCAGACCCAGACAAGATTATAGATTTTTTTGAAAAAAATAGAGAGTGGCATGATTGGTATACTTTTGGAAAATATGCAGAGGGCGGCATATTTAACCCATCTTATTTTGAAAAATTCCCAAATAGAAAAGAGTGGGAAGATAAGTTAGAAGAGGGTTTCGGACATCGTAATCAAGACAGACATTTTGAAAATCAAGTAAACAACTTATTTTATGAAATAACTAGCCTATATGTTAAAGCCAATAATCCAGATATTGATAATTGGGTCTATGATAGTTGGAATATAGCAAAATATAAAACAAATTTAGATGTTCCACTTGCAATGCACTATCATACAGACTATCAGAGAGAGTTTTCTTATCAGCCTGGAGATAAGTTTGGAATAACTGCAGTTTTTTATCTAAATGATAACTATGTTGGCGGAGAGGTTTTATTTAGATTTTTAGATGAAAGTGATATTAATATAATTAAAGAAGATTATGTTTATAAACCAGAGGCTGGAGATGTTGTTGTTTTTATGTCTGGACATCCACATTATCATGGAGTAAACTCTGTAACAAGTGGAGAAAAATATATAATTAGGACATATTGGAAATATAGATATCCTGGACATCCTCTTTGGTTAAAGCTTGAAGAAAAATACGGCAAAGATTCTTGGGCAGAGATAGAAGAAGAGCGTAGAAAGTTTAATAGAATTCCAGAAAATATGAAGATGGTTAATGGAATTCCATTTTGGGTTGAGTTTGAAGAATATTATAAAAAAGATATAGAGTCTTTGGGATTATGAAAACTGCAATAGTCACTGGAGCTAGTAAGGGTGTGGGGTATGCTACCGTCAAGCTACTTTCTGAAAATGGATACAGGGTAATCGCAGTGTCTAGGGATTTATCAAAAATATCAGAGCTTGAATCAGAAAATATTGAAACCTATAGAATGGATATCACTCAAGAAAAAGAAATACAGGCATTTTATGAAAAATATAATGACATATCTCTCGATCTTCTAGTCAATAATGCTGGTGGCGGCTCTGGGCCAACTAACATTATTAGAGAGACAATGGATAACTTTAGAAGAGCATACGAAATAAATGTTTCTGGGCCAATGTATCTGTCTCAATTGTTTGTTCCATGCCTAAAAAGGTCAGAGTCTCCTACTATTATTTTTATAACATCTCTTTCTGGAAAAATTCCTTATAGAAGCGGAGGTAACTATACCAATGCAAAACGAGGAATGATGGCACTAGTAGACACCATGAGAATGGAGTTCCCTGAGTATGGGATTAAGGTTACAGAAATCTGCCCTGGCACCATAGATACCCAAATTGAAAAAAAGAACCATGCTCTAGCTGCAGAAGATATGGCAGAGGCTATCAGATGGGTAGCGTCATTGCCGAAACATTTTAATGTAAATCACCTAGAAGTTAGCCATATTCTAAATAGCAAGTATACGTAGACTACTTATGGTAAACTATAGGTGGTGATTTATGTCTACTCCATCTAGTTTATATGCCGAAAAGATCTTTTCTGAGCATCCAATAGCATTCTGGCCTCTTGATGACAGGGCAGACTATGTATCACTTATATCTGAGACAAACAGAGACTTGCGTTTATGGGATATAGATAATGGAACTGCTGAAAATAATACTAGTACTTTAGATGAGCCATTTCCAAGCAGCTATGTATCTGAAATATCTGCATTATCAGCTACTGGCGATTCTTTTTATATATCCGCTGTTAGTCCAAATTTAATTAATTTAGATACTCTCAATAGCAATCTTTCTACTTTTGCTGTTGGTGCATTTTTATATACACAAAGCCCTTATATTTCTGGCTTTGAAATTGGATATCAATATTTTGATGAATCTAGTGGAGAGTTAGTAGAAAAAACAAAGTTTTATTTAACGGAAGTTTCAGACAGTTGGATTTTCTTATCAGAAACTTTTGATATACCAAACGATAATGTTTCTGCAAGAATTGTAATTAAGGCTAAATTTTTTACTGGAGATACGCTATCGAATTATAGATTTTTAGTTAATGGCATTTCTTTTGGTCAGTGGTCAGAAGAGTTTAACGCTTCATCTCTGGGTGTATCAACAGTGGATATTCCATCTAATATATTGGGAATGGTAGATTTAGTAGGAATTGAGGCAAAGGCATACGGGCTACAAGACCTTAATGGATATTATCTGGTTGTTGATAATGCTTTAGCTGCCAAAAACTCTAGTATACCAATGGTATTTGGTGCATCAAATAGCACAATCATTCAACAAAATAATTTGCTCATACCGTCTTTATTAATTCCTGGACAAGGATTTTTAAATAGTTCTGGTAAATATAAAGAGTACACTTTTGAATTCTGGGCAAAAATTAATTCTAATTCTACTACGATTGCAAGAAAAATTTTTGGAAATATTCACGGCACTGATGGAATTTTTGTGCAGGGACCAATGTTAATATTAAAGATTGGAGACTACATAATTAGGCATTATGTTGGCGAATGGTATAGGCCAATGTTGATACAGATAAGATATTCGACATCTTCTATAAGTTTATTTATTAATGGAGAACAGGTCGGAGAAGTCTTTATAGATATAGACAATATAAGCTTTCCAGAAAAAAATCAAATAATTAATACTATTAATGTAGATAATGATTGGTTAGGTTTTTGGTCATATGAAGATGTGTCTCCTATTGAAATTGACGGTGTTGCCATTTATGGGTATAGGGTTCCACTTCAGGTTGCTAAAAGAAGATTTATTTATGGCCAGGGGGTTGAGTTTCCAGAAAACATTAATAATGCTTACAGCGGAAGCTCTATTTTTATTGATTATCCATTTTCAAAGTATGCCAAAAATTATCAATATCCGTCATTAGGGAAATGGAACCAGGGTGCATATGACAATTTGATTATTAATGGTAATGCTATTGAATTTCCGCAATATCCTGTTCCAGAGGCCAAATTTAGCAACAAAACAAACACTGAATGGCTAATAGATCTAGAGGATGCTCAAAAT